CGAGACTTGATTGTCTCATCGAACTTCTCATCTAGATTAAACTGAACAAAGAAGTCCATAGCAGTTAGATATTTATTCACCAATTTATTGATAACTGGAAGGTATTGCCGAATAATCTTAGTCTTAATACCAGTGTCCTTGAGGAGAGTGGAGACAGCATCCATGTAATGCTTTTCTTCATTAAGATTCGCTTTCTCGGAATTCTGAGCAAGAACATCCTTCGCGAATGTCTTTAGTTTATCTTTCTCACCATCAATGTCTGCAGTCTTAGTAGCAATGTCATTCAGTTCTAGATTGAGTGCTTGAATTAATCTCTGTTGAACAATAATTTCATTGTTGTGAGTAATGATCTCTTTATTCAGTCCTGAAATTTGTTCGGAAAGAACATCATTCTCCGCGATAAGTTCTTCAAGTTTTGTAAATTCTTTCTGGAGTTTTTCCATTCCTGAAGATAGTTCTTGGATTTTCTCTTGTCTGGATGATACGATGGTCTCTTTATGATCATGAGCAATCCCTTGCCTACACGTCGGACACTCATCCGTGCCTTCATAGAACGCCACCTCCTTTTGAAGATCTCGGAGTTGAGTGGAAAACTTGGTTTTGAATTGATCGAGTTTCTTTTGTTTTGATGTAAGATCTCCGAGTGCTGCCGAGGCATCCTCATGCGTAATCTTTTCACCTTCAAGCGTAGCAACGAGACTCTGGAACTGGATGATTGCTCGTTCACCAAAGAAAATGCGTGATTGAATTTCATCTGATCGTTTCTCCTTGTTTGCTTCAAGAGTATCTACATATTCTTTCTGTAGAGTTGCTTTTTGCTTTAGAACCTCGAGACGACTATCTGCAGCAGTCAACTTATCCTTAATCTCAATGATTTTGTCTTTCAAGACAGTGTTCATCGTAGTGAAAATCTGAATATCAAGAATGTCTTCAATGATCTCTCGACGAGTGAACGCAGGAAGTTGCATAAATGGGGTAAAGGATGCACTTCCCAGAATAACAATCTGAGTGAACGACTTATAATTCATCTTGAGAATTGATTCTTCAAGATACTTCTGGTAGTCGCGAGCAGCAGCGTCTTGATTGATCAGTTCACCATCTACATGAATCTCAAACACATTTGGTTTGATTCCCCGCACAATCTTATATGATTTGCGACCAGTTTGAAACTCAATCTCTATCAGCATGTTCTTCTTGTTGATAGAGTTTACCAACTGCGGTTTGTTGATGTTACGAAACGGTTTATTGAAGAGAACAAAACAAAGCGCATCGAGCATAGTCGATTTACCACCACCATTCTCACCAATGATTAGTGTACTGGGAGAACGATTCAATTTAATTTCTGTAAACTGATTACCAGTCGACAGAAGATTCTTCCATCGAAGTGCTGCAAAATTTATCATACTGTAACGTTCTGTGCCTCAACATAGAGAGTCTGTAAAATAGACTTGATCCGAGTCTTTTCTAAATCAGTTGAGATAGTATCAACGAAATCTGAAAGAACAGTCATAGTATCCTCGACATTGAATTCTTCGTCGTCCATCGCTTCTGTTTCAAATTCAGAAAAGTCTTCAATAATTTTAAGTTCGAGAAGATTGCAGTCATATAGTTTGTCTACGAAACGATCAAACTTATAGAAGTCTGTTTTCTTTACGACAATCAACCGAACGCAAGTTCCAACAAATGCACTAAGATCAAGCAAACTGATATCGCCAACAGTGTCGTCATAATAGATTTTGTGAAATATTCTATTGGGGTTTTCATAAAATTCTATCTCATTAGTTTCCGTATCATAGATGTGATACCCTCGAGGATCGTTATAATCAGACCAAGTAAACTCATAAGTATTACCAAGATAAACAACGTTACCGATACGACTACGATGATGGAAGTGCCCACTACAAACAAGAGGAAACTTGCTGAAAAGTTTAGTATCCATTCCGTGGTCATTCGTATGCCCACGATACATTTGGAAACCAGCAAATTCAAAGTGCCCGAATACGGCTTGTGCATTTGAGGCATTAACAATCTCCATAGTTTGGTCATAGTTACCCGAACAAATCCAAGGAACTAGTAGTACGTTTTTACCGTCGACGATAATATTTTCTGCCTCGGAATATGTAATTACGTTTGGATATTCCCGCAGCAGCAGATCAAGTGCGTTTACTTCATTAGTGTTCTTGAAGAAGGTGTCGTGGTTTCCTGCGATCATATGAACATCGATACCAAGTTCAGTTGTTCGGTCGAAGAAATATTCCTTACACTTCTTCAGTGTATTAAAGTTGATGTACTTCCTACGATCAAAGACGTCACCCAGATGGATGATTGTCTTAATCTGTTCGCGCTCAAGATGAGGAAAGAAAACTTCTGTGTAGAATTTATTAAAGAAGTTGTCAAACGGAATTGAATCCGATCGTGCACCAAAGTGGGTGTCAGTGATTAGTGCGACTTTCATGCAGAGCGGATCGCCTTACGAATATCTGCATAAAATTCATCGAGGATTGCTCGCACCTTTGCCTTTTCAGAAGGTGTTGCACCACGAATGTCAAAATAGATGTTGGCATTTAGTGATGATTCACCTGCTTCTTCTTGCATGTCCGAAACTATGTCATTAGTTAGAAGTTGTGTATTAATTATCATAATAATCTCACTTAGCAGGGGTGGATGAGGCAGCAGGAGCCGTTTCATCAACCACATTCTGAATTACATCGACGGCTTCAACAGTAGGGGTTTCGCCATCAGCGGCAAGATGCACAAGGTTAATCCGTCCATCACACAGCATATAGTGTTGATCTACGCCAAGACGACTGGATTCGAGATAGATGCAACCTGAATTCTGACGAGTAACTTGGGATACATTTTCTTCGTGCTTTCCGACAATATAGAAAAGGAGAAGAAGTGGAATACCCAAACCAGCAGCGACTATAAGACTTGTGGTATTTTCAGAAACCCATTTAAAAAACTTACTCATATAAAACTCCTTACATTAATAATAGAACCACTATACCCTAAACTCGGTCAAGAGTCAAGGTTTTTTTCTTCTTTCTTATCAAAATATTTTGGTCGACGTTTTGGCATAGGATTCTTTGGGGGTTGATTCTCCATAGAACTATCATACGAATCATCGATTTGTTTACGAAGATAGTTGATAAACTCATTAGTATGCTCAGAACCATCTGCGTCTTCAGTAATGATGCTACTAACATCTAGATTCTGAATATAGCGATACTTGGTCGCCATATACTTCTTCTCTTTCTGGATTCTTCGTAGAAAAGCATAATATGTAATTTGAGTAAAGTAGGCAAAGGGATTTGAGGATTTAGCAGGATCAAAGTTGTCAACATAAGTAATGCAGTTCTCAATACCATCTAACACCATCTCTTCTCGATACGTGTAGTTGATAAAGTTTGCTTTATATGCGAGATGGTTTGCGATCTTAACAAAACACTCTCCGATATAGTTCGGAACTCGAGGTTTCGGTGTGCCGTTTTCTTTGGAAGCAATAACCTTTTCTCGATACGCCACTATGGCAGCAAGAAATTCTTTATTGTTTACGTAATGTACGTTAGTCTTTGACTTTACCATTGTAAATCCTCATTAATATAACTTTCATCATACCTCGAAAACACTGAAAAGTAAATAGTTTTTTTAAACTTTTTATTCAACAATTCTATTGACTAGTTGTCGTATTCGAGGTATAAAGACTATGTCGTCTATGAAATAAACCTTCTAGTTAAGTAGATTGTTCCTCTTTAGGTAGTCGGCGGCAGTGGCGACCCACTCTTCGATTTCCTCTTCATCTTCTTCGGGAGGATTTCCTCTCGTGTGTAGATACTTTTTATACTGAGATTCGATATCATCTTTAAGAGTGGCGACCAGTAGAACTGTATCACTCAAGATAACAAATTCAGTTTCTTGGCACACCGCCAACCATGGTTTAAAAAGAAATCCTTCAGCAACACCATTACCTGTTTGCACTTGATATGGAACGATAGAGACAGGATCTCGTATTTCAATCTCAAAAGAGTCAAACAAATCTTGTTGAGACTCAATATTTGTGGCGCACATAATCATATCGCCATCTCTCATTTTCAGTAGTTTGATATAATATTCAGTCATCAATCGCCAACCTTACAATTTTGTAGTTGAAACCTTCTTCATTATAAATTTTGATACGCTCGACCATATGATTCAGCGTATAATTTTTCTTTGATTTCCACGACAGATCATCACCAATATCAAAAAGATTGCATCGTTCTTTCTGATTTCCCTTTCTTAATCCGCGACCAATAGACTGGAGATTTCTAATGCGAGATTTAGATGGAGAAGCAAATACCACGTTATGGAGGTTACGTATATTTATTCCTGTGGAAAAGGTTCCGTATGAGGCAACAATAATTGCATCAGTTTCTTTTTCGGTAATGGCACGGATCTGTTCTCGTTGTGTAGTATCTGTTCCACCGTAAACGAAAAAAACTTTTCGAGCAGTTCCTGCTTTTTCTTTAATCATTTTATATAAAACATCACCATGTTTCTCTACAAACTGAAACAGAACTAGCGTGTTACCTTTTTGCGTAACTGAGAGATTACGAATAACCACGTTTCGTTTGTGGTTTCTTACCAACCAGTCCATTTCTTCTTGATATGTATGATTCTTAACTGCCTTTTTAGTTTCGTCTGTATAATCTAGAAGCAAACAGGTGATTTTTAAATCAGCAAGATCTTTATTGTCCATCAGTTCCTTAGTAGTAATTACCCTGTGAACCTTACCGAACAGACCCTCGAGAATTAACTTATGCGTTTTAGTTCCATCGAGAGTACCAGTGGTTCCAATGCGAAACTTAGTCTTGGTGCACTTATTGAAAATTGAGGTAAGAGACTTCGCCTTAAAAAGATGCGCTTCATCTCCGTAGATAACATCAAATTCATCGAAGAACTTTTTCGGCAACTTGTAGATAGACTGCCACGTTGAGATGACGATGTTTGATTGGTTTGACTTTTCAAAACCAGCATAAATTTTGGAGCAGTTATTTGCAACATGCCACGTAGGATCATTGTGCGAGTAATCAGCAAAGTCACCATACATCTGTTCAACCAACGATGTCGTGGGAACAATTACCAACTGCTTGCGATTAAATTTCTGGTGGTATCGCAGTAGTAGATAGATAATTAGAGATTTACCAGATGCGGTTGGGGAGAGCAGCAAAGTTCTGCCGATACGAATCGCATACTTGACAGCATCGATTTGATATTCTCGTGCCTGAATCGGATTGCCTTGCGAGGTAAGGTTCAGACTCTCGGCAAATTCTTCTAGGTATTCAATGTCAACTGGGTCACCAATCGGATCCATGTTGACATCCATTTCGTAATCAGATCTCGCAGCAAACTCTCTTAGATATGGAAGCAGACCAACGTAAAGTTCCTTGGTCCACATGTTAAACATTCGTGCTTTACCATCCCACATTTTTGCCTTGTAGGTTGGCATAAATCTGGCACCAGGAACGTCGAAAGTGAAGTAGTCGTTCAACTCGGAAGCAATCGACGGATCGCTTTCGATATTCAAGTAGACTTCATCTTTCTTGGTAACTGTTAAGTCGGGCACTACATCAATCCGTTAGTAAACTTTGTCCACTCAATGGCATTCTTGATTTCCCAACCACGACCATTTAGCGAACGGATAATCTGCTCTAGTTGATAGAGCATTGCTTTCATATATTCTACTTTGTCAATACAACGAATAACATCTTCGTCGCAGTTGACAATATCTTCGACTTCATTCTTCAGAGGTTTCAATCCCTGAAATTGATTCCATCCAAGTTCTTCTAGTTCTTCGCGAGTCATTTCACCGCGATAGTATTTAAACTTACTACGGCGAAGACGCAGGTAGTCTGCCTCGCATTTGCGAAGTTGTAATTTAGTATTGGTTAGGATGTTGAGATATTTTGCATGTAGTTCGGCGATTTGAATCGAAGACTTACCAAGATCCAACTCATTGATCTTAGCATCTTTTGTCCACATGTCTTGAATTTCAGATAGTTTCATATTACCTCACAAAGAATAATTTAATCAAAATATAATTTTATATTGTCTCAATTGTATAATATCTATATTTAAACGCAGCAACTCCTACAAGATACTCAACAGAACCACCAGCAATATCGAAATCTAGTGCCTCGAGACTGATAGGAAATAGATCATAATATGTAATCTTGACGTTTGGATTGTTGTCAGAATCCAGAATAAAGAAGTCAGCGTCTGAGAAGTTAGCAACTGCACCCAGTCGTTTCTCTGGAACTGCGGGGAATCTGTATGACTGCGACTTGTTCCAGTTTACATATTGGTCGTGGTTTTCTGGGAATGATAAACCTACCAACCATTTATATAGTTCTGTGTAATTTGCCATGTTTTCTTGAACAAGGAATCGAATAACAAGTTCGCCGAACTGTGGTTTCTCTCCTGGATTATACAATGCTGACAGTGGAGTTTCGGTTGTGGTAAATCCAATGCTAAACGATGGGATGTTTGCTGCTTGACAGAAATATGATACGTTTGGTAGTGTATGGATCTGGAACTTAAAACCATTTGGTTTCAGATAATCGAGATCGCTTGGTTGCGTATTGCTCCAAGATCCTTCAGTGATGTTTGTTGTTGTAGATACTACCATTGAATTCCTCCATTGCTGTATATTTATAATGAAAAAAGGGGAGAGCATTTCTGCTCCCCCCAGTTTCTGCAACCCTCTCTTCTGAGAAGAGGTATTGATTACATAAGGTTAGTAACCTTAACACGACGATAGTAGTGGTTGCGGTTAGCAGTGAACGTATCAGCGTCTGTGTCACCATTCGACTTAAGAACGAATGGGTTAGCAATCATGCCGTAACGAGTCTTGAAACCAATCTTAGGTTGGAAGGTGTTAGGGTCGATCGCACGAACCATTTGTAGTGGAACGTATGGGCAATAGAAGATACCAGCGTCATAAGCATTCGCACCCTTATAACCAACAACGTAGAACTGCGATGCAGCGCCAGCATTTGCTGAGTAAGGATCAACGTATACCTTGTAACGACCGTTAAGAACACCAGCAAAAGTATTGCCTGTATCATCAACATTCAGAGTTGGCGAACCAGAAAGTGCAGCACCAGTATCAAGCATACCTGCCATTGCAAGAGCAGCAGCAACGTCTGACGAACAGATAATGAAGTTACCCTTACCACGACGAGTGTCTTGAGCAATAACGTTCGCATCGCGTTCGATATTGAACAGAAGACCCTTGAAGCGTTCTACTGACCAACGACCGTTTGAGTCAACGTCAAGATCGAAAGTACCAGCAGTTGCT